ATTTGGATATTCTGCAACCACTGGCGGAACAGAGTATGAACTTAACTTCCTACTTGTGCACCAAGCGGCTGCACTTCCAATTGTAAAACAAAGACAGCTTAAAGTATTCGATCCAGATACTAACCAAAAAACAGATGGATGGTTAATGGAGTCTAGAGTATATCACGATATTTTTATTCCAGATAACAAGACTGTTGGAATCTATGCTCATACAAAAGCTACAGCTATAGTATAAGGGTGATAATTGATGAAAATTAGAAGAGGTGGTGTTACTCGGCACGTGTCAGAGCGTGCCTTTGACACCAAATTCAAGCAGCAAGGATATGAAATTGTAGAGGAAGTTGTAGAGAAAGAAGAATTGGCAGATAAAACAGTTGATGAATTAAGAGAAATTGCTAAAGAAGAAGGATTAACTGGTTACTACAAATTAAATAAAGATGAATTAATTACTAAAATTGAGAAGGTGGTATAAATGGCAAGTGTAGGAGAAGTAATACAAAGAGTTTTCAATTCCAGTAATAATACATTTGATGTGTCGCAAAAGGGGAGTAAAGTTGAAATATCTTCAATGCAGGAAAATAATCTTGCCGAAACTGAAAAAACTTACAATAAAGAAGCTGGTGCTAATGAAATAGAAGTCTACATTGAATCAGGCTATGCTAGAATCAGAACAGATGGCAGTCAAGCTACGGCTACTACAGGGGAACCTCTAGCCGAAGGATTAATGGCAAGCTATGCTGTAGATGCTATAAGTATATACTTTGTATCAGATACTACATTGACGGTGGTGAATAGATAATGAGGAGAAGATTTGCAAAAGAAGATAGTTTTGAAAACCATCTTATAATGGGTGTTAAATGGGATAGAACTGCCACCTCTACATTAGAAAGAACAAACCAAGCAAAAGGTAGGGTTGCTGGGGTTGGCGTAGATGACCAAATTGTCAGAAATGATTTTGACAACATGCCCATTTTTGCTGAAATACATGATGTTACTGATGGGTATGGAAATGAATTTGTTAGGATACCAAAATTCTACATCAAAAAAACAAAAACAGCTGATGAAAGAACTTGGAAAGTTTCAAAAACTCAACATGAAGGATTTTATTTACCAAAAGTTTTTTGGGATTTTGAGAATGATAGAGAATTACCTTATTTTGATTTCGGGAAGCACAAGGCAACAAAAGATGAAATGGATAGAATGGAAAGCAAGTCGGGTAAATATCCTCTTGTAAGTGAAAATATTGTAGAAATGAGAAACTATGCAGAAAATAATAATGCAAATGGTGTTAGTGGGTATCAGCAATTAGATATACACGGTTATGATGTTATTAAGACACTAATGTATATAGAATTTGCAACACTTGACATGCAGTCTATAATGAGAGGGTTTCTTGATGGTGAATATAGTACATCAGATACTGCATTAATAGCAGAAACATCTGTAAACAGAATTGTAGTTGACAATGCTGTTGCTGATAAATATAGAATAAAACAAACAATATCGGTTGGTTCTTCTCGTGGCAACAACAGTGTTTTTTATGGAAGGACAATAACTAACATACAGGCAGACACTCCCAGTGCTGGTCAATCTTCAATAGTGTTCGATGGCGACCCTGTTGATATAGCTATAGATGATGTTATATATAATACAGGGTGGAAAAACGGTTTTTCAGCTGATATAGCAGCAAGTTCTGGCAGTCCTGTGAGCAATACAAATGGTAAATTCCCCTGCATGTACAGAGGCATCGAAAGTCCATATGGAGATATATGGCAGTTTGTAGATGGCGTTAATATTAATGATTGGCAAGCTTGGGTTACCTCAGACGCAAAAGATTATGCAAGTAATGTATTTTCCGCGCCATATGAACAATTAAATTATGTTAATCATAATGGAAATGGATACGTTGAAGAAATGGGATTTGATGAAGGTAAGCCATTTGCGTCTTTTGCAATTTCAACAGGCTCGTCGTCTTATTATAGAGATTATTATTATCAAAATAGCGGTCAAATAATTGCCCGCGTTGGTGGGTACTGGGGCTATGGCTCGCCTGGCGGTCCTTCTTGCTGGACCCTGTACGATTCGTCTGCTCGTGCTTACGTGGACATCGGCGCTCGTCTTCTTAAAAAAGCCTCTTAACGGGGGTTTGGGGTTGGATAAAAAGAAGCGATAGCTATAATTTTTATCAAAAATACATGAAACCTTGCGTCAGTTTGAAAGAAGCTAAAAAGGTGGTGAGCAAACATGCAAAAATACGGAATAATAGAAAACGAGAAACTTAAAATTGTAAACAAAAATCACAAAAATGCTAAACCTGTAGAGTACACAAATCATGAATTTGACCAGACTCATCAAGGTGTATTCACTACAAATATTATAGAAAATGAAAATGAAATAATTGTAAAATCAGAAGTAAGAGAAATAGAAATAACTGAAGATGAAAATATGGGTATGATGATTTAATGAAAAAAGATATAGGTTGGGAGTTTTTAGAATTAATAGAAAAACAAAAAATAATTATTGAAAAACTAACAAAAGAAAATATTAGATTGCAAAAATTAGTGGAGGAGATAGAAGAATGAAAAAAGGAGACGTAATTAAAAGTAGCTTGCTACAAGAATACATTGTTCTAAATGTTTATTATGACGATTATTTAGGCGAAGAAGTTGTAGTTGGGAAAATGAAAGACGGAGTTGCAACTGGGAAAATAAATGTTTTTCCTGTAAGTAGAATAAAACAATAGCGTAATAATGCGACACTTTAATTTTGGAAGAAGGTGTAAATTATGGCATATGCAACAGCAACAGAATTAGCTGATTATTTAGGCGTATCAGAAGCAGATTTGCCAGGCGATGCTAACAGGCTATTAGAGCGTGCAAGCGACTTGATAGACTATTACACATTAGGTAGGATAGAAGCCGGAGAAACAGCTTCTAAGGCTACTGTAAGGCAATATGAGTGGTGGAGTCAATTCGATGAGTTTAATACGCAACAATTTTTTAGCAGCATACAGATTGGTCCCTTTCAGGCTAGTAATGCGGGGCAAGCGGGACAAGGTGGTCCTCCAGAGTTAGCACCGAGAGCTAGGCAATTATTATTATTAGCCGGATATTTCAATAGAGGTGTTGATGCACGATGAAACTACCCAAAATTGTACAGCCACATACAGCTACTATTACAGAATATGAAGGTGAAGGTGCTTATGGACCAATATGGGGCGATAGCTATGAGATAGACTGCTATTTTGTGCATAAGAAAAAGATTACATTTGATGAAGAAGGAAATGAGATCACATCACCTTCGCAAATATATACTTCCACTGATATTAAACCTAAGAAACAATCTGAAGTTAAAGTTAATGGTGAAACGTTAGAAATTATCGCTGTTAATAGATATGATAATGCTATGACAGGTAAATTGTCAAATGTAGAAATAATGCTAAGGTAGGTGATTGTATGGCAACATTAAAATGGTATGGTGATAAAGTAGTAAGTGATACTATCAATAAAGCCAGAAAAGCTAATCACAGAGCTGGAGAGGCATTATTAACTGAAGCAAATAAAACTGTACCACACGACGAAGGCACACTTGAGAGAAGTGGATTCGTAGACAGCAATAAAAAAGGTGAAGTATTAACGGTTGTTGCTTATGACGCACCTTACGCAGTTGCACAGCATGAAGATACTACCTTATCGCACAGAGGTAACGGTAGAGCAAAGTGGTTAGAATTAACTTTTAAGGAGTGGTCAAATAAGTTAGAAAAGTTTGTTGCAAAAGAAATAGGTGATATTTGATGTTTGAAGAAGTTATGCAACGATTAGCAAATAATATAAGTGAGATAACTTACGATGAAACTGGGATTAATGGGAATATATTTCAAGATAACCTACCCGCTGAACCAGATATTGCTGTGATGGTGCAAGGAACAGGTGGATTTCCACGTGATATGTGGCTTACAGATTATTTTGAACCCACTATGCAAATAATTGTTAGAGGCACACGCGATCCGAGAGTTGCTAGAAATTTAATCGATAAGATTATTGCAGAAATTGGAGTTTTAGGAGAAGAAAAATTTATAACGTCTGGCGATTGGTATGTTATTAAGTGTCAAGCTATACAACCAATGGGAATTTATATCGGGCCAGATGACAATAACAGACACAGATTTTCAGTTAACTTTGAGATGGAAGTCAAAAAATTATAAGGAGTGAATATTAAATGGCAGCGAATAACAAAGTATTAGCAAGAAATTATACTATTGAAGTATATGACGGAACAGCTTATGTGCCGATAAAAGGTATTAACACGCTGACAATTTCAACAGAGAAGGAAAGTTCAGACACTACAACTTTTGATA